CTTCGGCAAGAGCGTGCAGGCGAGCCACGACGAGTGCGCGAACCTGTGCAAGCTGTTCATCGCCGCGCGTGACGAAGAGAAGCGGATGAAGCGCGCGGGCCTGAAGGTCAAGGAGGTGGCGTCATGACTCTCACCACGAACGAAGTCGCGGCGCTCGCCGCGATCTACGCCGACGTCGGCGACGACCTGGTGAGCTTCGCCTACAGCGCCAAGGTCAACCCCTTCGCGAACAAGCGCACGCTCGCTGGGGTGTACGCGAGCCTGCAGCGCAAGGGGCTGATCGAGTGCGGCTGTCTCGAAGACGAGCGCGGTCGCAACCAGGTCGACACGGTGCAGTTGACCGAGGCCGGGATCGCGGCGGCGAAGGAGGCATCATGAAGGCCCAGGCGCTGCTCGAACTCGCGCACGCCGTCGAGAACCAGGGCCAGGGTGAGAACCCTGTGCTCAACAGGGCGGCGACCGAACTGCGCACGCTGCACGACGCGAACGGCGTGCTCGTGAAGGCGCTCGTGCAGGCGATCAAGTACTTCGACGACAACGGCGCGGAAGCCGACTTCACCTGGCTCCCCGAGTTGAAGAAGGCGCTGCGTCTCGGAAGGAGGAACTCGTGAGCTACTGCTACGACGTGATGAGCAAGGCCTGGGCGCGGCTGCAGGAGCAGTTGCCCCAGGAGGTGCGCGACGGTGAACTCGCCACGCGCTTCGGCTTCTTGATCGACGAGATGCACGAGGCGAACCACCGGCTGCGCGACGCGATCAACCACGACGAGCGCGTCTCGAAGGTGGCGCGCAAGATCGACGAGACGATGAAGGGAACGACATGAGCAAGAAGCAGAGCAACGAACCGGCGCGCTCCCGTGGGCGCGTCGGCCACACCCAGGCGCAAGCTGCCGAGGTCGTCGGTGTTCACTGGCGCACCTGGCAGAACTGGGAGAACGGCGTGATCGAGATGCCCGAGATCATGCTGCGCGTGTACCAGCACCTCGTCGGGCTGAAACGCATTCCGTTCAAAGGGAGAGTATCGTGAGCGAAGAGCAAGCGAAGTCGCTGTTGAAGAAGCTGGACCGCATCGAGTCGTGCCTGATGTTCTTCGCGGGCTCGCTCGTCGGCGTCGGCATCGTGAAGCTGGTCGAGATCGTTTTGCCGCTAGTCTAACCAGGAGATCATCATGGAGAAGCACGACTTTGAAGTCATCAACGAGGGCAGCATCTTCTTGCTGCGCCCCGTCACCGAGAGCGCGCAGGTGTGGTGCAACGACTGCATGCCCGAGGACGCGCCTACGTTCGGCAAGGCCTACGTGATCGAGCACCGCTACATCCGCGACTTCGTCGAGAGCCTGGTCGAAGAGGGCTACAAGTTCGCGTACTTCGACAACGCCGCGAGGCCGTCATGATGACCGCGATCATCATCGGCATCGCCGTCGTTCTCGTCGCGATCTACCTGGTCGTCGCGTTCCTCAAGTCGGCCCAGGAGATCAAGCAGGAGCGCGAAGCAGCCGAGGCCGAGCGCAAGGCCCAGGTGCGCAAGATCAACGGGAGGCTGTCATGAAGCTCGTGATCGAGAGACGCTACCACCTGAGTTCGGACGGGCCCGGTGACGCGCACGCCGACATCTCGCCGAACCGCATCCGCGACCTGATGGGCATGCTCGGCATCCCCGACGAGAAGTGCTCGGGCCCCGAGCGGCGCGCGGTGATCGCGATGCGCGAAGGGTTCACCGTCGAGCAGTTCAGAGCGTTCCAGCGGATCGCGCGCCGCGTCATCGAGGAGAAGCGCGCCTTCCACACTGGGCAGGACAACGTGATCTCGAAGGCGGTGCTCGGCGAGTTGCCGGGGATCGAGCGCATGCTCGACGAGATCGTCGACAACATTAACCTGGGGATGGCCGAGCCGATCACGATCTACGCTGACGGCATGCGCGAGAACGCAGCCGACCGGCGCGAGGCAGCGCAGAAAGAGTCGTAGGACATCGTCATAGCTCGTTGTTTACCCGAGAGGCCCGGAGAAGTTGACCGGGCCTCTTGCTTTTAGCAGATGCTTTCGTGTACGGTAGCATTTGTTATTCACCGTAGTAAACCGCGCCGCACCGACGCGACAGGGCCATCGGTGCAGCGCCTCTTTCACCAGGAGGCGGCATGTTGACTGAAGAGCAGTTAGCCGAGCGCCATTCGGGCCTCGGCGGATCGGACGCGGCACCGGCACTGGCGCTCTCGCCGTTTAAATCACCTCTCGCGCTCTTCCTCGAAAAGCGCGGGCAGGCGCACAGCGTCGAGACGCTCGCTGCGTTCCGATGGGGCAACCTGCTGGAGCCCGTGATCCGGCAAGAGTACAGCGAGGTGACCGGGCGCATCGTGCGCTTGCCCACGGGCACGCTGCGACATCCGAAGTACGAGTTCATGATCGCGCACCTCGACGGCGTCACCGACGACCGCCGCGTGTTCGAGGCGAAGACCGCGCGCGTCTCCGAGGGCTGGGGCCGCTCGGGCACCGACGAGGTGCCGCACTGGTATCTGATCCAGGTGCAGCACTACCTCGCGATCACCGGCTTCGAGGTCGCCGACATCGCGGTGCTGATCGGCGGCTCCGACTTCAGAATCTTCGAGGTGCCAGCCGACCACGATCTGCAGGAGTCGATCATCGAGGGCGAGGCCGAGTTCTGGAGCCTGGTCGTGGCGAACACACCGCCGCCGCCCGAGTGGGACGTCGACTCGGTCGACATCATCTCGCGCCTGTATCCCGGCACCGATGGCAGCACCGTCGTCGCCGACGACGACGCGCGGATGTACCAGCGCACCTACGCCGACGCCAGCGAGCGCGCGAAGATGTACGACAAGCTCGCCGAGGGAGCGAAGGCACATCTTCTGTATACGATGGGCAACGCGGCCCGCATGCTTTTCCCCGACGCCGAGGTGCAACTCCAGCGCAAGGCGATCTCGCGCAAGGAGTACACCGTGGCGGCGACCACCTACCTCGACACGAGGTTCCTCAAACTCAAGGAGACGACATGAAGACGAAGCGCGGCAAGCACCAGCGACACACGTTCCTGTTCACGCTCGGCAGAGGGAAAATTTTCAAGGCGCTCGCGAAGGTGCGGCCAGGAAGAGAAGCCATCGACCTGATCCTCACCGCCGAGCACGTCAAGCAGTCGATCAAGGACCACGGCGTCGGCAACACGATGACCTGCCCGATGGCGACGTGCGCGAATGCGAACAAGGAAATCTTCCCGCACGACTTCGAGGGCTACATCGACTGGACCTACACGCGCTGCTACGTCGTCTCGAAGCTCGACGAGCGCGGCTTGCCGAGCGAGTGCTACTGCTACCTTCACCGCGACGGCATCGGCAAGCTGAACGACAGTCCCGGCGGTCAGCGCAAGCTGCTCAAGGAACTGATCGCGCAAGGGCCGCGCACGATCCGGCTCTCGCCGATGCGATTGCGCTTCGGCCAGTCGCGCAAGGGCAGCGGTCGCAACGATGGATCACGAACATCAGTGCCCAAGGTGCTGCGCGGCGCGCATCTGCGCTACGCGGTCGCGCACCTGGGCTTGAGGGGAGTCGAAGCGAACAGACAGGAGCAGGTCACATGAACGAGCAGCAGCACGTAGCAAACCCCTTCGCCAACGCGCCGGTCGTCGCTCGACCAGGCGCGAGCGAACTCGCAGCAGCGACCGGAGCAGCGCGCGAGATCGCCGAGGTGCAGAGCGCGATGACGCTCGCGCGCCGCTTCCCGAGGAACGAGGTCGAGGTGATGGACCGCATCCTGCAGTCCTGCACGCGACCGACGCTCGCCGAGTCGGCGTTCTACGAGTTCGCGCGCGGCGGCACCGATGTGCGCGGGCCCTCGATCCGGCTCTTCGAGTGCATCGCCCAGCACTGGGGGCACATCAAGTTCGGGTGGCGCGTGCTCGAAGAGCGGGCCGGTGCGACCAAGGTGCAGACGTACGCCTGGGATTTGCAGACCGGCACGAACTCCGAGCTTGAGTTCGACGTCACGCACGAGGTCGGCACCAAGGGCGGCAAGAAGACGCTGCACGACCCGCGCGACATCTACGAGCACGTCGCGAACGCCGCGAGCCGCAGGCTGCGCCAGTGCCTGCAGCGCGTGATCCCCGGCGACGTCGTCGAGGCGGCGGTGAAGCAGTGCGAGAAGACCCTGGTCACCAAGGTCGAGATCACGCCCGAGCGGGTCGCGGCGATGCTCACCCAGTTCGCCGACTACGGCGTCACCAAGGGAGCCATCGAGCGCCGCCTGCAGCGCCGCCTGGACGCGATCACGCCGGGGATGATGGTGCAGCTAGGCCGAATCTTCACCAGCCTGAAGGACGGCATGAGCCAACCGGCGGACTGGTTCGACCTGACCGGCGCGAAGGAAGGGGCCACGGGCTCACCAGGTGAGCCTCAGAGCCTGCAGCCGACCCCGCCTGGTGCCCAGGCACCAGCCAAGGGCAGCGCAGCCGTCCGCCAGCGCATCCAGGCACGCCGGGAGCAGCCCCAGCAGGCCGAGGGCGACCCCGAGCCCGCGAAGATGTCCGAGGCCCTGCGCGACGTCGTGCGCTTCGCCAAGGCAGCGGAGTCGAAGGAGGACATCGCGCGGGCCGCGCAGATCGCGACCCACATCACCGACGAGGATGAGAGCGTCATCGCCCAGGAACACATCGACGCCGCTCGGGAGCGTATCGGATGAAGGGCCTCACCACGAAGGCGATGATCGCCGACCGCTACGGCATGCGCCTGAACATGGCGCAGGTCGCGGAGATTCTCGACCTGACGACGAACACGGTCTACAACATGATCTCGGCGGGCGAGCTTCCGATCCGCACGTACAAGGAAGGCAAGCGCAGGTTCGCGAGCTACGAGGCGGTCGCCGACTACCTCGACTCGATGGACGAGCAGGCGAAAAAAAACCCCGGCGAGTGAAGCCGGGGTTGGTGGAGGTGGTGCGGCTTACGCGGGCATCACCATCTCTGCCCTCGCCATCTTCTCCGAGACGTTCGCGACGTGCTTCGCCTTGTGGTTCAAGTACCGCTTCAGGTTCTTGATGGTCTTGTGCCCGGTGACCAGCATCAGGTCAGTCAGGTCCATCACCTGCGAGAGGTTGGTGATCGCCTCGTGGCGCATGTCGTGCAGCCGCAGGTCGGCGATGTTGAGGTCTTTGCAGGCCTTCTTGAACCGCTTCCACACCGAGTGGTGGTTGAACGGGAAGATGCGATCCTCGCCCGCGACGCGCGGCTGACGGCGGATGATCTCCAGCACCTCGGGGCGCAGCGGCACCAGGCACTCGCGCGTGCCCGTCTTCTTGTTGCTCGGGTCTTTGCGCACGAGCACGATGCCCTTCTCGCGCAGGTTGGTCCAGGTCAACCGCTTCATCAGTTCGTTGCACCGGAACGCGTTGCCCGCGAGCACCGCGACCAGGTCGGCCATCGGGAACCACTTCATGCGCCCGCACCGGGGAGGCCTCGGCATGCCAGGTTTCCACTCGGTGGCCTTGAAGTGCGCGAGCAACCTCGGCAACTCATCGCCCTCGCAGGTGCGGTCCCGCTCCTCGCTCTCGCTGATCAGATCGTCTTCGACCAACTGCGCGCGCACATCGACGAGCGGGTTGAACTTGATCACGCGGCCATCGGCGAGCTTCATGCCCCAGCCCTTCCAGCGACCGACGCGCGTGACGGCGACGTGCAGCATCGCGTACTCGACGTTGATGGTCGAGGTGTCAGCGCCGCTGTTCTTGCGAGAGATGCAGTACTCGTTGACGACCTCGGGGAGCAGGTCCACCACGCGCAGGTTCGCGAAGATCA